AGAAGGTAGAACAATACGAAGGTTGGGGAACTGCTCTTAAACCAGCACACGAACCAATAGTAATGGCAAGGAAACCTTTTAATGGAACAGTTGCAAAGAATGTATTAGAATGGGGGACAGGTGGTATAAACATAGATGAGTGTAGAGTAGGAACAGATGAAATAACTACTAATGGTTATGGTGATAAAGGATTTGTTGCACAAGAAGGATATGAACCATCAACACATCAAGGTAGATTTCCTGCAAACATTATCTTTGATGAAGAAGCAGGTAAGATACTTGATGAACAGAGTGGGATTAGTAAATCATCACCAAATAAATGGGAAGGGAATAACAATGCCCCAATATATGGAAAGTATGAAAAAGGTATAAGACAATCTACCTTTAGTGATACAGGTGGTGCATCTCGTTTCTTCTATTGTCCTAAAGCATCAAAGAAAGATAGGAATGAAGGAATGCCTGAACAAGTTCCACAATTTACAGGCAGACCTCGTAGAGAAGATGGTAGTGTAATCTATAAAGAAACTCATCCAGAAGAATGGGCAGAGGTAATGAAAGGAAAACCAAGAAAGGAAAAAACATCATTAGCTGCAAGTGAAGAAATACTACAACCAACTCTCAAAGGAACTATGAACATTCATCCAACAGTTAAACCAACTGATTTGATGGCATACTTGGTAAGATTAGTTACACCAAAAGGTGGAGTAGTGTTAGACCCATTTATGGGTAGTGGTTCAACAGGTAAAGGAGCAATAAGAGAAGGTATGGATTTTATCGGTATAGAAAGAGAAGATGAGTATATGGAGATTGCAAAGACAAGAATACAACACGAAGAAGGAAAACATAAATACAGAACATTCTTTGATATATAAGTATATATAACAGAATCAACTTCGTGTGTTATAATAACATAAGAAAACATATATATGCCATTCGTAAAAGGAAACAAGTTAAGTAAAGGGAGACCTAAAGGAGCTATCAATCGTTCAACCGAGATGATGAAACTATCTGTTGCTCGTGGTACAAATAAAGTATTAGATAATCTTCCTCAACTATTAGAAGAACTAATGAAGAAAGACCCTAAAGGTGCAGTAGATATAGCATTGAAACTATTAGAGTTCCACTTGCCTAAACAATCAAGGGTAGAGCTAAAAGGAGAGATTGAACAAAAAATTCAATCTATTAACATCAACATAAACAAATCAGGTAGTATAATATAATGGAACTAACCGTAAACACTACAACTACATTTGATAATCTTTTATCTGCTAATAAAAGAATAACACAACACATTGGTGGTACTCGTTCAGGTAAAACTTATGCAATCTTACAATACCTTATAGTAAAAGCATTACAAGAACCTCAAAACATTACAGTAGTAAGAAGAACAGTACCTTCACTTAAAAGAAGTGTAATAAAAGATTTCAAAGAGATAATGCAAGAGTTAGGTATATGGAGTAACGAGTCATACAACATCTCTGATAGGGTTTACTCGTTCTCTAATGGAGCATTAATCTCTTTTGTTAATACAGATGATGCAGAGAAATTAAGAGGTGTTAAATCAAACATTTTATTTATAGATGAAGCATCGGAACAACACGAAGAATCTTATTTCCAATTAAGTATTAGAACAACAGGTGAGATTATCCTAGCATTCAACCCAACTGTTTCACCTTATCATTGGTTAAGGAATATGGATGAGGTAGAACAATTTAGAACTACATACAAAGATAATCCTTATCTACCTGATGTAATGATTAAGGAGATAGAAGCATTAGAACATAAGAACCCAAAGTATTATAAGATATATGGTTTAGGAGAATATGCACCGAATGAAAAGGCAGTATTTAATAACTTCCAAATATTAGAAGAGATGCCTGTACACGAGTTAGTAGGATATGGCATGGACTTTGGATTCTCTCAAGACCCAACAACTTTGATTGCAGTACACAAACACCACGATATGTTGTATTGTAGAGAACTGATGTATGAGAGAGGTTTAACAACTAATGATATAGTAAGAAGGCTACAGAGTTTAAACATCGGTAAAACAGAGATATGGGCCGATAGTGCAGAGCCACGATTAATAGAAGAAATCTATCGTAGTGGTTTTAATATTAAACCTGTTAAGAAAGGACCCGATAGTATCAAATTTGGAATCTCTGTATTACAGAACTTTGGTTTAGTAGTAGATAATAAATCAACACACTTAATAGATGAGTTATATGGATATGAATATATGACAGATAAGAATGGAGTAGTGTTAGATAAACCACAAGGATTTAATGACCATTGTATAGATGCACTAAGATATCTAGCAATGTCAAGGTTGAGTTTAAAACAAGCAAATAAAGGAAAGTACACATTAAGTTTTAAGTAATGAATTATAAAGAAAGAATAAAACAATTAGAAGAAGAAGCATCTGCTAACCTTACGTTATTTCGTAAAGGACAAGATGGTTATGCTATCACAAGATATCAAAGAATAATGGAACAAATAAACAATCTAAGAAAGAATGGCAAAGATAATAGAAGTTAAGTTACCTGAAGAATATAAAGATAAGAACAAGTATGAGATATATACACATCTTGAACAGGTTGCTACTTATGCTCACAATCTTAAAGAAGAGGTAACTAATCTTAAAGCAGAGATTGTATTAAGAGATTCACAATTACAAAAACAAAGAGCAGATATTCTTAAATTAAAATCTTTGGTAGGACATAAGAACATAGAGATACAAGACCTAAAGTTAGAAGCAGAAGATGTAATAGATATAACAGAAACAAAGATACCTAACTTTCTACCAGCATCAGTTAAGTTTCACGAAGTAACACAAGAATTAAAGAAATGAAAAAAGAAATAGAAATCACAGTACCTACTGATTATTCAGCAGTATCACTAAAAAAGTATTTAAAGATACAAGAAGATTTAGAAACTTATAAAGATGATAAGGAAGCACAAGATGCATTCTTACTATATAACATCATAGGTTTAACACCAGAGGTAATAATCAAATTAGATAGTGATACAATAACAAGTATTAAAAAAGATTTATATGCGTTCTTAGGTAAGACAGATTTTGAATTACAAAGGTTTGTTACTATTGATGGAGTAAAATATGGATTTGAACCTAACTTATCTAAGATGGCGTATGGTGCTTATTTAGATTTATCTTCATATCAAAACATTGCATTAGATAAGAATTGGGCAAGTATAATGAATATCTTATACAGACCTGTAACAAAAACAAAAGGTGCTCTGTATAGTATAGAACCTTATAGTAGTGATAAACAAGATAACACAGATAAGTGGTTAGATATTAATATGGATATTCACTTCGGTTGTTTTTTTTTCTTCAATCGTATCTTAAAGGAATTAACGAAAGATACCCTGAAATCTTTGAGGGAGGAAGCGTTGGAGGACCCGGCAGTGAATCTGCACACCAAGCGAATTTTGCAAGAAAGTGGAGCTCTTATCAATCGATTGTTGTCCTAGCAAATGAAGATTTATTAAAGTTTGATGAAGTAGTTCAAAGACCTTTAGAAGAATGTTTGTTAAACCTTTGTTACAGAGCAGATAAGGTACAGTTGGAGAACTTAATACATAAAGCTGCTATGAAAAAGTATAAATAACCCTACAATCAAATATAAATAACTCTTACTTTGTTATAGTAATAAAACAATTATGTCATATTCTAGAAGCTTACGAAAGAGAAGAGATACCGGTATATTCATAGGACCAACACCTAGTCATTCTTCACCAAAGAATTCTAGAAGAGGTTGTCTGTGTTTAGATTCTAATACCTACTCAACAGAATGTTGTGATGGGTACTTACAGAATCAAGGTATAGGAAAGACAGAATCTGTAATAGTAGAACGAGGTGCGTTCTCAACAGGCTTCTCTAATGGATTTGACATAGAAATAATAAGATAATAAGATGAGTAGTAAAAACAAATCACAATTAAGGACGGAAAACTCTAATAACTTTCCTAACAATAATTCACAGTTTATTACACCTGAAAAGTTAAGAGACTTCAATAATGATGTTATTGATTCAATGGTAGTTAATCAAGATACAGGTTCGTATTTAGTTACCTCATCTTTTGATACAGGTAGTAGAGAACAAACATTTACTAGATTAGATGGAACAACATATATTAATATTATACCAGGTGGTGGTGGTGATACAGGTTCTTTATTAGAATCTGCTTCAGTAAGTGATGCAACTATCACTTTTACTAAAGGTGATGCATCTACGTTTGATATAACAGTAAATAATGTAGCATCTGCATTAACTGCAGTATCTGCATCACGAGCAGATTCAGCTTTATTAGCTGATTCCGCAACATCTGCTTCACAAGCACAGAATGCAACATCAGCATCACACGCTGAACAAGCAGATAATGCAACTTCTGCTTCTAATGCAATTAGTTCTTCGGTAGTAACTGACCCTAATATAGCATACATAAACAAAGACAACACATTTAGTGGAACACAAAACTTCGATAATATATCAGTAAGTGGTACAGGTTCTTTCGGTAGAATAAACACAGTAACAGGTTCAGCTAAAATAATTGGAGATGCATTTGTAGTAGTAAATGCAGATACACCTACATTAAGATATGCTGGATTACAAGTATATGATAGTGGTTCATCTAATGCAACTGCATCAATACAATGGGATGGATTAAATGATAGTTGGATATTAGTAGAAGAAGGAGGAGAATCTTCATTCATACTAACAGGTCCTACTGGTAGTTTAGGTAGTGAAGCTAATTTAAGTAATAACTCAATACCTAAAGCTGGAGTACATAGACAGTTATTAGATTCTAATATATCTGATAATGGAACAACAATAACACTTGGTTCAACAACTAATGTATCAGGTCCTTTATCAGCATCTAATTTAGAATCAATTGAAATAACAAACTTACAAAATAGTGGTTCAGAAGATAGAACAAGAATAAATGGTTTGTCTGCAGAGACGGGTTCTTATCTTAACACAGGTTCAACTGCACAAACAAAGACAGCACACATAAACCAAACAATAGATGCACCTGGTAATAATGCACAAAAGAACTTTATAACAGTTAATGGAACAGAAACAAATGGTGTTAATTATAATAATGTATCATTTGCAATACAAAATTACCCATCATTCGGTAGTGCATATCAAGATACATTCTTATATGAAATGTATGATTCTTTTTCATATGCATTTGGAACAGAACAAGCTTTAAATGGTGGTGAATGGCATGCATTGACTACTGCTACTGGTAGTGGTAATAGAGGTTTAATGAGAGTTAAAGATAATTACGCAGGTGGTACTGATTTAGATATTCAAGGTAATGATATTAAAATTGGAACATTTGGTGGTACATATGCAAACAGTACTTTACAAATAGGTAGAAATTCAACAAGTAACACCGAATTCTTAGGTTCACAAACATTTAGTGGTGGTGGAAGTGATACTTCAACATTTAATCATAATTTAATTCTTTCCGCATCTGTTCTTACCGATGTAGAAACTTTAACAATATCATCAGAAACCTCATCAATAGATTTTAACACTGCACAAACAAAGGTGTTAACACTTGTTAGTGGTTCAGATACTCATCTTACATTTACAAATCAAGGTACAGGACAGACAGTGATACTAAAAGTAATACAACCAGGTACTGGTCCTGGAACTTTAACTCTTGAATCAAGTACTGCAAAACAACCAACTGGATTACATTATAGTGCATCACAAGCAGCAGATGCAATAGATATCTTAACATTACAGACAATGGAAAATGATGGTACTGTATTTGTTGTAAGTGCTAAACAATTTGATTAATAAAAAAAAACAATTATGCCAATTATAGATTACGAATTATCACAAACATTAAGTCAACAAGAACAAGAACAACTTATGAAAGAGTTGTATGAATTGAAAACAAATGAATCATAAATAATGAGAAGGCCATTTACATTTTTAGGAAGTTATGCTGAAGAATCAGGTGGTTTCCCTACCTTAAATGGAACACTTTATGACTATTGGAGGTCTGATTTAGGTGTTGCTACAAGTGGTGGTGAAGTAACTATTTGGACAGGACAACAAAATGGATATACGTTTGACCAAGCAACAACAGGTGGTCCAACTATATCTGGTTCTAACGCAGGATTTAATAGTATAGATACATTTACATTTAATGGTTCAACTTCAGGATTAGGACACGAAGGTAATGCAATCAATGGTGCAAATACAGGTGATGTTCAAATTGCTATATATGGAGCACCACACGGAGATGGTGGAGGATGGGGTGCAATCTTTGGTGTAACTACTACTGGTGGTTCACCGTTCCCTTCTGAAGCGATAATGAAAGCAACAAGTACAAGTGTAATTGAGTTTTATGGTTATGCTCCTGGTGGAACTACTGGTGCAAGTGATGATACATATGGTAAAGGTCTTTATGCTATTACACAAGGTGATCCTGAGGCAACAGGTGCTGTATTAGGGACAAAATTTTTTAATAAGAATAATGCAACCTCAGCTGCAACAAAAACATATAGTGCTTATGAAAATACAGACCAACCATTTGCATTAGGAGCATATAACCCTCTTAATAGTGCTGGTTTACACGGTAAACTAGACCTTGGTGGTGTTGTTATATGGACTAACACAACAGATTTAGAAGCTGATTTAGATGCAATAGAAACTTATTTTCAAGGAATATACGGATAACATTATGAGCGAAGAAACATTTTACGAATACCACTGTCCTTGTGGATACCCTAAGAACAACGATGGAAGTTGTTTTGAAGGTACTGTACATCCACACACAGATTGTAGTTGTAACGAACTTAATAGAAATAAATAAAAAATAACTACATATATATAACAAATTGTTATATTGGTAGATATATCAAATCAATAACAAACAAAAAAGAGAGAAAATTATGAATTCACAAACTGTATTAGGTAAGATTATGACTTTATTGTCTTTAGATAGTAAAGAAGTAAAACTTACTGTAGCTAAATTAGCTGATGGTACTCTTGTTGAATCTCCAACTTTTGATGTGGGTGAAACCTTAGAGGTTATCCACGAAGATGGAACAAAAACTCCAGCACCTGATGGTGAACACTTATTAGAGTTAAGAGATGAATCTGATGAAATAAACAGAATCAAACTTTTTACTGAAGGTGGTATCATCAAGGAAAGAGAAAATGTTGAAATCGAAGCAGAAAGTGAAGAGAAGATAGAAGAGGAAATGGCTGATGTTTCAACAGAGGAGGTGGAAGCTTTACCAGAATCTGGTAAATCTGATACTGACGTAAATGAACAAGTAACTCTTGAATCAGAACCTGGCATTGCTGTAGATGAGGAGGTGGTTGATAAGGAAGCGGATGAAATCGTTAACTTAACTACTAAATTAGAAGAGCAAGAAGAGAAGATTGAAGAGATGAAAGAAAGAATCGAAGAACTTGTAAAGTACTTTGAAGAAATCAAAAAAGAAGAAGAAACATTAGAGGAAGAAAAGAAAGAGGAGGAAGAACTTGAATCTAAGAAATTAGATGGAGCTCCTATCGAGAAACCTGCAATGTTTAACAAAAAGAAAAACAATAACTTTAAAGTAGGGAATTATACAAATTCTGTACTTTCAAAAATGTATAGGTAACCCCTATCAAATTAAAACAAAAGAGAGAAAAATGAAAAAATTAGTAAACTTAACTACTGGTCAACCTAGCATAACTTCAACGTATGCAGGTGAAGCAGCAAGCGGTTATATCGCTGCTGCTCTACTTTCTGCAAGAACTCTTGACAATCAATTGGTAACTATTAAACCAAATGTAAAGTTCAAAGAAGTAATTCAAAAAGTAGATGTTGATGGAATTGTACAAGATGCGAGTTGTGACTTTGTTACATCTGGTTCTACATCTATCACAGAACAAATACTTGAGCCAAAAGAGCTACAAGTAAACTTATCATTATGTAAACAAGAATTTGTTGATTCTTGGAATGCATTACAACTTGGATTTTCTGCATTTGATGAAATACCAAGAGATTTTAACGATTTCTTAGTATCTTATGTAGGTGGAAAAGTTGCAGAAAAAACTGAACAAGACATTTGGGGTGGTGTATCCACTAACAATGGTGAGTTTGGTGGATTCGAAACTATCTTATCAGCATCAGCTGCTACACTATTAAATTCTGCAGTACAACCTGCAAGAACTGATGGTGATGGAGCAGTAATTTCTGGTTCAGTTGATTCATCAAATGTACTAGCAACATTATCAGCAGTATATGATACTATCCCTTCAGCCGTTTACGGTAAAGAAGATTTAGTAATCTATGTTGGTTCTAAAATCGCAAGAGCATACCAATCAGCATTATCTGGTAATTCAACATTATCAAACAATTCTTACAACAACCAATTAAACGTTGGAGAAAAACCATCAAACTTTCAAGGTATAGAAATCGTTCTATGTCCTGGTATGAGTGATGACATTATCGTTGCAGCACAGAAATCTAACTTATTCTTCGGAACAGGTTTATTATCTGACCACAATGAGGTAAGAGTTCTAGATATGGCAAACCTTGATGGTTCGCAAAATTATAGAGTAATAATGAGATATACTGCAGGTACACAAATTGGTATTGCACAAGATATCGTTTATTACGGAGCATTTTAAGTCTAACAATTAATAAAAAGGAGAAACTATGAGTTGTAATATAACAGCAGGAAGAAACGAAGTTTGTAAAGATTCAGTAGGTGGTATACAAGGTGTATATTTCATCAACTATGAAACAGGTTCGTTTTCTAAGAACGGAAGTGGAGAAATAAATTCACTATCAGGTTCTACAGCATACTTTTATGAGCTCAAAGGAACTTCTACTTATACTGAAACAGTCAACTCTTCAAGAGAAAATGGAACAACGTTCTTTTCTCAAGAAACAGTTGTTAACCTTAAGAAGTTAACTAACGAGATGACTACTCAACTTAAATTGTTAGCTTATGGGAGACCACAAATCCTTGTATGGACTAATTCAGGTGATACACTATTAGCTGGAGAAGTACACGGTAATGATTTAACTGCAGGAACAATTCAAACAGGTGGAGCGTTAGGTGACCTTTATGGTTACTCAGCAACTTTCACAGGTGAAGAAAAGTTACCAGCACCATTCATTAGTGGTTCAACAGTTAGTGATGCATTTGCAGGATTAACAGGAGTTGATAAACCAACAATCGTATATGGGTCATAAGTAGGAAATACTTTTGAGACTTAAATAAACTAAACCCTTCTCTTCGTGAGAGGGGTTTTTTTATGTCTATATCCTAGTTAATGTTGAGTTATTTCCTTTTAATTATAAGTTATTGTTTGTTTGTTATAATACTAAACATTAGAATATGCTATCGTATTATATATCACAAAGTAATGAATTTACAGTTAGAACCCAAGATACTGCATCTTTGAATGTAAGTGGTTCTGAAGATATGACACTTGTATTACAAGATATGATGACTTATAGTTCATCATACTATAATTTAAGTGGTTCTTATACATTTAACCCATACGAGAATATACTTACGTTCTCTCAATCATTAGAGGGTTCTGTAAGAGATGCTCAAGAGTTTAGAGTACATTTAAGTGGTTCAGTAAGTGGTAGTGTATATAGTGGAACGATGCAAGTATATGCATCACAAAGTATTGATAAGGTGGTATATCTAACTCAGAACGAAGAGTTTATATCCAATACAACAGATAACGATTATATAGTAATATGAAGAAACAAGAACAATTTTCAGTATTAAACTTAACAAGACAGGATGTTCCTATTGTTACAGAAGATACAAAAACAAGGTATCAATGGGTGCCTGTTGGGATATTAGACCAAGACGATTACTTTGGTATGGTAACTGAAGCCTATAATACCTCTACAACTAACGCAGCTTGTGTTGAGGGTGTAGCAGATTTAATATATGGTAAAGGTATCTTTACAAAAGAAGAAGTTAAACAAGAACAATTAGATAAGATAATTCCACCAGAAGATTTAAGAAAGATTACTTTTGATTTAAAATTATATGGTAATGCTGCTTGGCAAATCATTTGGAATAAATCACATACACAGATATTAAGAATGTATCATATGCCTGTTCAAAATTTAAGAGCAAAGAAGATATATGATATGGGTAGAATCGAAGGATACTACTATTGTTCTGATTGGAGTGACCATAGGAGACAGAAAGAGAAAAAGTATTTACCTGTCTTTGGTTCATCAAATGAAGAAATAGAAATACTTTATGTAAAAGAATATGAACCTAACAGATATTACTATTCATTACCTGATTGGATTTCTGCATTACAATTTTCATTTAGTGAAGCAGAACTATCTAACTTACACCTTAACAATATAGAAAATGGTTTCTTGCCAGTAGGTATGGTGAATTTCAATAATGGAGTTCCTGCACCCGAAGAAAGACAAACAATAGAAAACTTATTAGAAGCTAAGTTTACAGGTACTCGTAATGCTGGTAGATTTATGGTATCGTTTAATGATGATGCAGTAAACAAACCTACTATTGATACCTTTCCGATGGAGAACTTACACGAGAAGTATCAGTATGTTGCTGAATACGCTCAAGATAGAATTCTTGTAGCTCATAGAATAGTATCACCTTTATTATTTGGTATTAGAACTGCAAACAATGGATTCTCTTCTCAATCGGAAGAAATGAAAACTGCATATTCAATTATGCAAACGATGACTATATTCCCATTCCAAAACCTTGTTATAAACTCTATATACAACGCATTTAAGGTTGGTGGTATAGATATATCAGATTTATACTTTGAGCAACTGACACCTCTTGTAATCCTTTCAGATACAGCAGATGATACAGAACAGACAATAGAAGAAGTACAAGATGAGATAGATGATAACTTACAAGGTGGAGAAGGAGAAGAAAGTTTAGAAAAAGAAACAAAGAATGATGAGTATGAACCGATAAGACCAACAGATTTTGGTTTTGAATCACATTACGACTCTGAATAAAAACAAGATAAAATTATGGCATTTGGATTATTAATAACACGAAACGATATTATCAAGAACACACCTCTTGGGGGTGCTATTGATGCGGATGCTTTGTTACCATTCATTCGTACTGCACAAGAAAAATATATACTTAACTTACTTGGTACTATATTATACGATAAACTACAAGATGATGTAGAAGCACAAACTTCTTTTACAGGTTATTATCAAACACTTGTAGAGGAGTATGTAAAACCAACTTTAATTTGGTATGCTTGTGTAGAGTATATTCCATTTAGTTCAGTAACATTTAAATCAAATGGTGCAGTTAAACAACAAAGTGAAACAGGAGTTGCACCAGGTAAAAATGAAGTAGATTACTTGTTAAATAAAGCATTGAATAATGCAGATTACTATTCAACAAGATTACAAGACTGGTTAATTGCTAATAATACTAACGTACCAGAGTATAATGAGAGTACAGGAGATGCAACACAGATATATCCTGACCAATCTAATCAATACTTTGG